CTGTATCTACAATGTCTTCTATAAAATTTTCTAATACATTATCTAACATTGTAACTAAATCTTCAATAAATTGTTCATCTTTTTTCCACTTGTCAAAATATTCTAAGTTTACACTTGACAAACAACATACAGCAGTACGTTCTTCATTGGTTGGTAGGGTTATTTCTGAACAAAGATTACTTTGTTTAATTTCTAAACCTAAATCTTTTTGTTCTTTAGGTAGTGCATCATTACACTTATCTATATTAATCAAATAAGGTTCACCTGTTTCTGCACGAGTTTCTAATAGTCGCATCCACAATTCTCTAGCATTAATAATTTTTGTAGGCTCATTTGTTTTAGGGTCTATGAGTCTCCAAGGTTTATCATCTTTAACGCATTCTAAAAATTCATTGGTTATATTAACTGCGTTATGTAAGTTTAAATTCTTACGATTGATGTCACCACCTGAAGACTTACGCATGTTAATAAACTCTTCTATTTCTGGATGGGATATATCAGAGTAAGCTGCGTAGCTTCCTCGTCTTGTAGTGCCCTGATTAAAGGCAAGCATCTCTGCATCTACGACATGCATAAAGGGGATCGAGCCAGTAGAACGAGAACCGTTGTTAGTTGAAATACCATCACTCCTAACATCTCCCCAATATCCACCGATACCTCCACCTGAACTTGCGAGCCATATGTTTTCATCATAGTGATCAGAAAGACCAACCCTCGAATCAGGTACGTAATTGAGAAAGCAGCTAATAGGAAGCCCACGAGTTGTTCCTCCGTTACTAAGTATAGGAGTACTAAACATAAACCAATTATCGGATGCATAATTATATAACCTCTGTGCTAAATTAAAATCTATATGTCCTTTGTAAGTTGCACCAAATACTGCTGCTCTTGCAAAAGCTTCTTGAGGACTCTCTTCATCAGACCAAAAGTATCTATCTTTTAAAGTATCAACACTAAATTTATTAAGTTTAGAATCTTTACTATAATCTATTTCAATCCCTAAGTATTCTTTTGTGTCAGTCATTTTTTATTTTCCTTCCTTGTCGTTTAAATGATACTCTTCATCTGTTAAAGCAATTGCTATTATAGCATAATGTATAATTTTTAGCAAGTCCAGTTCTGGATCACCACCATCTTTCTTACCACACCTCATAGCGTACTTCATAATGTTGCCCATACAAAATCCTTTTCCATGTCCTGCATCTATAATCATATCCGTTGCTTGATACTTTCCTTGTGCGTAATGTCTTTCATATGTACCATCTACGTATCTTTGTATTTGTTGTATAATATTTTCTTCGTTAAATTTGTAATCCATGTTTCTCCTTAATGTAATATTGTTCCCGAAGGAACTCCGTTGATTCTTTCTTCAATCTTTAATTCTAATAATTCTTGTAGTCGTACTAGTAAATCTATTTCTATATCATCAGCAGTACTTCCTTGAAAAATTGTACCACCTATTATAAATAATAAATCTTCTAAATTAATTTCTTCTAGTTTAAATTCAACCATTAACTTTTGTTAACTCTTCTAAAGTTATGTTGGGGTTTTTCTTTATTTTTTTTTCTACCCATTTGTTGTTCATAAAAGATAGACAAAGAGTTTGTCCTTTATAATAATATTTTTGATCAGGTAATGCTTGGTTTAAAGTTTGATGTGTAACTTTGTCAACATCTTTTGGTAATAAACTATTAAGCCACTGAACTTGAAATTTCTCTGCTTGCTTGCGTATTAATTTACTTTTCTTGCCATTCATTTGTAATCTCCTCTACTCGTGGTTCAACCACTAGGTCTGTAAAAAACACAGGACCTCTCGCATAATTATAAATACGAAGTCCTTTTCCATTGTTAGTTTCTGCATGACATTCTATTTTATGAGGACACCACACACATTCTTTTGGAAGTTTAAAGTTACCCTGAACACCATCTGCTATCGGTTGATAACATAACTCAGGGGGTTCAGGCTTTTTTAGCTTTGCCTTTAACCCTTTAATTTTAGATTTAATATCAGGCTTGTCAAGTTCATCAGGTCTAAAGAACCAAAGTTCTCCTGTTTCTTTATTGATTGCTAAGAACCCACCTTGGTCTGTGCCTTCTGCTTCTTCATATCCTGCAAGCTGTGCCATGTAACCAAAACTATCTTGCTCAGGAAGTGTACCATTTTTAAATTTATTAAACGCAAAGCCCGATGTAGATTTAATATCTACTACTTCTCCGTCTATCTTACAGTCCATGTGACCTTTGATACCACTAACATTAACTTCTTTTTGTTGGTCAGTAATTTCATGACCGGACAATTTTATAAAGAATACTACAAGAGCTTCTAATAAATGTCCGTACAAAAATTTAATAAGCAAGGTAGATTGAAAATCTTTTGCTTTAATTTTAGAGTGTTTGTTATACCATAGCTGACGAGCAGGCTTGCCTATGTTAGACATTCTTAAATCATCCTTAGTCTTGGGTTGTTTCTTTGCCCAACCTCGTAAAGCTTCTTTCATATCTTCGCCAAACTCTTCTACCATTTGGTCAGACAGTTCTAAACCATTACCTTTTGCTAGTGGAGCAAGAGCTTTGTATATATCAGGTACTATGTTTTCTAATTTCTTTTTCATATTATTCGTTAGTTATATTTTCAATTAATTTAACAGCTTTTTTCACTGGCATTTTAAACCATTCCCCTTGACGGTCTTTAGAAATAGTTTCACATAACATGTGTGCAGTTGTTTCAGCAATTCTTCTATCCTTAAAACTCTGTGAATATTTAAGTTCGTAATCTCTTAAAGGAGAAGAAGTCTGGTAGCTTTTACATCTATCTTCTGCATCAACAGCCATCCCAACTTTTATCCAACCCTTCCATGCTTTATTTGTAATAACATAAACCTCTCCTTCTGAGGAGGCTGTGTATCTAGATAAAGAATCAAAGGCTGCGTGTTCAAAAGTTTTATAATTTCCTCCTTTGTATAAAGGGTGAGACTTTGGTATGTACTTTCCATTAACAAACATTCTTTCTTTGTTGCCTTTCATTTGATGTTTTTTAGTACAAGCCTTACAAACATCCCACCATTTAGTAGCATATCTATTTTCTTTTGTTAAAATAACTTTACATTTTGTACATGTTTTAATGTGTGTCACGCCAATTATCTCCTATTTTATATTCTCCTGCTAAAGGACATCGCATGTTGTAATAGTCTCCGGCTTCTGTTATACATTTAACAGCTACTTCTCCTACTGCATCTGCAAGTTCTTCTTTAACTTCTATCTGCCATTCGTCATGTACGTTAGCTACAATCTTAGCGTCATAAGCATTTAACTTTATTAAACTATAAAGTTGAACGAGTGCTCTCTTCATAACAATAGCACCACCACCCTGTAATAAGCTGTTGAGTGCTGCGTGTTCGTTACGAATAAATATTTTTCTGCCATCTAATCCTTTTAGATATCCTCGTTTAGCTGCTTGTGATACTCTATCTCTAAGAGTTTTAAGTGATGGGTTATTATCGAGGAAGCGTTGCTTAAGTTCTCGTCCAAGCTTCTTACCTCCTCCAACCACACTCCCAATTTTTGCATCTCCTGCTCCGTATATGAATGCATAGATGAATGTCTTAGCCTGATCTCTTGATTTAAGTCCTGCAGCTTTTTGATTAGCTGTGTGTATGTCTCCGTCTGTAACTTCATTAGTGTATTCCTCATCGTTCATGTAGTGTGCAAGCATTCGTAGTTCTAATCCACTAGCATCAACACCCAATAATTTATATCCATCTTTAACAATCCAACATGACCTGCATTCTGCACCGTATTGACTAGAAGTACTAGGTACTTGTGCTACATTAGGTGCTCGGTGTGACATTCTTCCTGTAATTGTTCCGTTAGGTATTACAAAGCCGTGCACTCTGTTGTCTTCTTGTACTGCTAATATCCATGAATCAATCTGTGCTATGCGTTTCTGTAATAATAAAAACTCTGCAATTAATTTAGCTTCTGGTATATTTTTTACCTTAGATAAAGAACCTTCATCTACAACAGGCTGACCTGTAGGAGTAAATCGATTAGGTTTCCAACCTAAGTCTGTTAAGTATTCTCCTATCTGTTTACGTGAACCTAAGTTAAAGTCTTGGAGTTTCTTTCTCATGAAAGGTTTGTACTCTGTAAGATTGGCAGATATAAGATAGTCATACTCTTCTGTTGTAAGTCCTGACTTTGATAAAGTTCCATCCTTCTTTAATTTTGGAAGGACTTTTTTAATGTCAACCAGTCTAGGTTTAAATACTTTTTTAACTTCTTGTTCAACCTCAAACATACGTTCTTTAAGTTGAGCTACTAACATCATAGCATACTCTTGATTAAATTCAAAGCCATTATCTTCTTGATCTTTAAGTATCACAGCCACTGAATGTTCTAATTTAATAGACTCTTCATCAAAGTCTTTGCCTTCATCAAGTAGTTTATTATAAACTCTTTCATTTAGTATCACATCTTTCTGACAATACTTTAACATTTGTGGAGAGTATGACTCCCAATCTTCAGGCTGTTCATCTTTAGGCATACCAATAATGTATCCCCAAGTTTTTAAACTGTGTCCGTTTTCTCGGACAGGATTAAAAAGTCTAGACATAACTAAAGTATCTTTAATATTTTTTCGACTAAGATCAACGTCATATAATTTATTTATAACAGGTATGTCATAGCCTAAAATATTGTGACCAATTAAAACATCGGCTTCTTGTAAATATTCTATGCCTTCTTTAATCCTAGTAGGACCAAATGAAACTACTGGTTCACCTAAAGGCTTGGCTACAATACACCAAATCTTATCAGGCTTTAAACCATTAGCTTCTATATCAAATACAATTTCTTTCATGTGTTCTCCTAAAATGGTAATCCTTCTAAAGTTTCTTCTTCAGTTACTTCACTCATACGACCTGTATTTGTGTTGTATAATAGACTACAAGCTTTACCTGTGTCTCCTGTGTATCTAGATTTAAGAACTCTAACTGTTGTGGTGTTAGCTTCTTGTGCATCTTCTGCTTGTTGATTTCTTTCTAAAGCTATAACACAATCTGATAATTGTGATATACCTTGTGAACCTTTAAGATGAGACAACGAAACTTCGATACCTTGCTCGTGTCCTTTCTCTCCTGCTGCTCTTCTAAGGTGAGATACTAAGAACATACCAACACCTGTCTCTTCAACAAGAGAACGTAAACGATTCATAAGATTATCAATACCTCTGCGTTCATCAAATTCCGTAAGCTGATTCACTAACATATGTAAGTGATCAACGATTACCCAATCACATTCACAACCAACGATCATGTATCTAAGCTTAGAAAATATTTCATCTATATCAGTAGCTCCTAAGTGAGCATGTATAAATACTTTATCTTTCTGAATAACCTTATCAAACAACTCGGTGAGCTGTTCGTCTGTGTAGTTCTTTCTTTTCTCTTCAAGATACAATCGGTCATTAGCTTCAATGGATACAAGACCATCAGCAGTTTTCAACCAGTTCTCTTCAAGAGCTATGATACCTACGTTGTCTTCTGTATTCTTAATAAGATAATGAGTAAGCTCTCGTGTAATACTAGACTTACCCAAGCCTGTACCACCTGTTAAAGTAACAAGCTCTCCTTTACGCATACCAAATAGTTTTTTGTTTAAGCCTTCCCAAGGGTAAGCTATACTTTCTTTAGTCTCTCGATGCAACCATTTATCTTTTGCACTAGACAGTTCCATAATACCGGAAGGTGTGTAAGTCTTAGCATCCCACCAAGCTTTAGTAAACTGTGCATACTGTCCTTGTTCAAGCATTGCATTAGCATCTTTAAATCCAACAGGCAAAGAAACTATCTTTGTCTTTCCCGGTTTTATAATACGTGCAACTTTACGTGCTGCTTCTCTTCCATACTGATCATTATCAAAACAGATAATAACATTATCAAAAGACTCGATGAACTCAATGCTATCTCTAACATCTCTCACAGCTCCTTGAGCACCACGTTTAATAGAAACAGAAGCCCACTTCTTATCAAAGATTTCGTAGACTGCCATTGCATCACACTCTCCTTCTGTAATAGTAAGATACTTACCACCACCTCCAAAGAGTTGTTCTCCAAATAAACCTGTGCCTTCGTAACCTCCATTAACTACAAAGCCTTTAGTACTAACTGTTCTAGTTTTAGTAGAAACAATTTCGTTGCTGTTGTAGTAAGGGTAGATGTGTTTAGAAACTTTACCTTCGTGGTCATGAACCACACGAACACCGTATTTTCTTGCAACAACCTCACTAATATTACGATCAGTTAAGTCTGCAAAAACTCCTGTGTAAGAGTTTAAAAATGTAGTTGGTTCTTTGTGGATAGACATATCTATTATGTTACCATCAAGAGCTTGTTGATAATTTTTCCAGTGTGTGTCACAGCTAAAGCAATGACCCGAACCATCTTGATTTGTAGAAACAGGATCACTCCCTCCACATTTAGGGCAGGGAAGATTGTGTTTATCCCATGTACTTTTTTCCATATATCCTCCTCGATATAAAATGAAGGCAAGCCATTACGACCTGCCTTCTGGTATATAACAAAGCTAATATTATTTAGCTTTTTTAGTTTTAGCATTGTCTTCTTCAACAACTTCTGCTTCCACTTCAGGCACAATCTCTTCTACCATAGCTTCATCATCTAAGTTATTGGTTACAACATTACTAAACAACTGGCTTGCACCATCTAACACTTGCCTAAGTTGATTAGTAAATGCTAACATGTTTACAGCCTGCTGTA